CTTTTGCGATCGCTGGTGAAACCGACCTTGGGGAACTGGGTTAATTGCAAGGTAGTTCAGGTTGTGGGATTGTTTTTAAAAACTCGGTGAAACCGACCTTGGAGAACTGGGTTAATTGCAAGGTAGTTCAGGTTGTGGGATTGTTTTTAAAAACTCGGTGAAACCGACCTTGGGGAACTGGGTTAATTGCAAGAATATATTGGGGTCGTTATCCAAACTAGCGACTAAGTACCTGGTAATAGAAACGTGGTTACTACTAATAACTGCGTTTTTGGGTACTTATTAATGATAGCATAAATAGATAAATATTGAGTAATTTATTAATAATTTAATCAATACAAGCAAGCAAGCGAAACAAATATTTTTTAAAACCACTTGACAGTAAATAAAAAATAAGATAGACTATATTTATAAATCAGGAAACAAGGAAAACAACGATGAAGCCTAGACAATTTAAAGATGTGCCAGTCTGCGGGTATTTTTCACTGGCAGGCGACAACCAGGTGTACGTCAAGATGTCCGCAGGTAAGATTAGAACCTTTGGCGGAAACAAAGATATTCGCTTTGGGCGGCGAACCGCTGAAGTTCAATATTATGGTCAGGACATGAATAATGTCTTGGCTGTTTCAACAGTGTTATAGTTGCATTGTAGGTTTCAACCTGATACCCACTAAAGCGTGTTAGTGGGTATTTTTTTATTTATTCAATAAGTACGCTTTAAAATTGCTTTATAAATTCTGAAACAAAGTCTATTTGCTTTTTGTGCAATAGTGTTTAAGCGCGGCGGCGGGCATAACCTGATCCAATGAGAGATTTATCTGCTTGAGAGAAATATTTGTCTTTAAGCCAGGAATAACAGATATCTGTTGTGTTAGTTCTTCTCTTAAATCCTCTTATGAAGGGCATTCCGCTTAGATACTTCCTCTTTAGATAATTCTTTAATTAAATACTTTATTGAATAAGTATTTATTATATAGCAGGTTTTCCACTTGTGGTTTTTCCACTTGTGGATTTTCCACTTGTGGTTTTTCCACTTGTGGTTTTTCCACTTGTGGTTTTTCCGTAGCTGGAAAACCTGATTGTGGATAAAAATAGCCATTAAAGACATTGGATTATTGAAAACAATGATTCACATCATGCAACTATAATCAATCCCTTTAATGGCGAAAATAATATCAATTCCCGAAACTTTAAAACCAATCCCTTTCGCCGGGACAGCGTTTAACTTTTTTGCAAGGTAGAAAATGCCCTGAAATATGCCCAACCCATCTACTGTGTTCATCTACTAAAGTCCGGCTAAAATCAGCGTTAAGCAGTTGGCACGGTCGAATACTTATTCCACACCCAGGACAACGACTACCACCCCAGGAAGCCGAAGAAAGGTTATAGCTCCTATGGATTTGTTTGAGTGCGATCGCGTCTAATTCCCTTAGTTGCTGTTTTAGTTGATGTCGGTTACGTCGCTTACTTCTTTTCATATTGTACAATTTACAACTTTAAAAATTCAGTACAAAATATATTAAAATACGGACAATTTCTTATTGACAAGGATAAAATATTGTGTAATGATATAAATATAGAGACAAGGGAGACAGCCCAAGCCTCTATTAACCAAGTGATTAGGAGTATTGTACCATGGGTGTTGCACTTATCGTTAAAAAGTTAAAGTCAGCGATCGCCAAGTTGAAAAACCAGATAGCTATAGGCATTAAAAATGCCCGTAAGTACATTATCGCCTTAATTGACTGTGAAAATAAACTTGCAAGTATAGAAGCTGCTGTTCAACCCCCTCTTAAGTCTGTCACCACCCCAGTGCAACTGAACTTAATGGACTTTCTTGTTCCCACATATTCAGAAGAACAAATCAAAAAGGCTTTTGTTGAAGTCGGTGGGTGCTTAAAAAGGTATTGGAAACCTGAAATGTTCAGGTTAATTCCTGAATTGATTGGGTTAAAAGTCAGACCGTCTGATCCTTGGGATTGGATGAGTCAGTTTGCACCCATTCAGGAGATGGAAAAACTGGGATGGAGTGACCGGATAATCGGTTACTGTATAGGCGCAAGTAAACTTCTGTAAAAGGACACAATCATGTTTAGATGGGAAAACGAATCAAAAGAATCGCAATTAGAGCATGACATGGGCATGGCTCAAGCATTAGAAAATAGATTAAATTATGAAGTCAAAAGGGATGAAGATTTGTACTTTTCATCTCAGTACAGCAAAAGTGGTACACCATTATCAGCTTTGGTTCTGACAATGGTACAGAATAGCATAATGAAAGCCACGTATTACAAGCATCAAGTTTTCATGGATTGTAGCATTCATGATGCTGTAAATAACGCCTGTATTGTATTGGGTGAAGATGAAGAAAGCTTTGCGCCTTATCTACACGACAAAGGGACAGAAGTCGAAATTTACTTACAATGACCAGAAAACAAGAGAGCATCACGCTCTCTATCTCAATGGAAGACAAAGTCAAGCTAGAGAATAAAGCTCTAGAGTTTGACTGTATGTGGGGTGAAGACCCCAACATTTCTAAGTTCATGAAACTAATAGCTAATGATGAATTATTAGTTTCTAAACCAAATAAACCCGCAACCCAAAAGCGGGCATTGATCAAGGATGCAATCAACAGCATCCAATCGGCACTAACGATTTTATTGGAGTTAATTTAATGCAAGTATACCTACTAACGTCTGGTACATACGACGATTACCAGATTCACGGTGCTTTCGCATCCATGGAAGATGCGGAAAGAGCAAAAGTCCTGTGGGGGTTTAAAGATGATGAATCAGCACAGATTGAAGAATTGGAAGTCTTGACAATCCCAGAGCTACCCAAGCATAATAAAACTCCGTATACAGTGAAAATTCATGCTAAGAATGAATCTTCACCAGTGTACGTCTCCAAAGGATGGATTGAAATAAATTCAGCTGAAGAGGGCTATTCTTTTTTAGGAGACGTATGCAGATTTTACATTTACGCTTCCTCTGAAAAAGAAGCAAAAGAAACGGCAACTTCTTATTTACAAGCCACTTTGTCAAAGCTGGCATGGCAAGAGCAGTGGCAATCTGGTACATGGTATCCAGTGAAGTAGCTTATTTCCACTACCCACTAAAGCGTATTAGTGGGTACTATTAAAATAATGACAACTGTTGATGACCGGGTTTAATCTTCTCCTCAATCTCTACCTGTTCCTCTACAGTTAATCCCCTCTCAGTCATGGGTGTGTTTAGGCGTTGATGGATAATGTCAACATATTCCCGTTCCTTCTCAATGCAGATATAGTTTCTACCAAGCTCTTTACAGGCTAGTGCTGTTGTACCACTACCAGCAAATGGGTCAAGGACTGTACCACCTTCAGGAGTAAGCATTTCTACTAGTCGCTTCATGATTTCTAATGGCTTTTCTGTGGGGTGGTTGTAGATACCTTTCCCAATCCTTCCCGTCTGCCGATAAGGTGGCAAAAAAGACCATACATTTGTAAAATTAACATCTCTGATTGCATACTCAGAGCGACTCATTTCAGGCTTTTTAAATTTTCTTGTTTTGTTAAATCTTGCTTTTTGAGTGTCTGCAAAATGACAGTCCTCCTTCCCAAAAGACCCTGTTTTGATTTTAGCTATTAATGCTGAAAAGTACCTTGAAAAAGATTCAATTGAATGGGTATCAAACATTATTCCTGGTATTTTTACATCTGTATAACAACCTTGGGTAATATAAAATTTATTTTGTTTTTTTGTTTTATATATAACTATTGATTCATGTGCTTTGTTTAAATTTTGTGGATGGGTAGCACAGCAAGCCCTCTTAATCCATGAGATATGTTCACAATAATGCAGCTTTTCATTATTAGCTGAATTAATCCAATTAACCATAGTTGGCATTTGTCCAAAGAACGCATAAAAGCCATTGGTGACTCGTTTTACTTCTTTGGTAAAAAGTGGAATATCAACCACAGAATCCCATTCAGCTAATCCAATACCATAAGGCGGATCTGTAATTACCGCGTCAATAGAACCATCAGGAATATCTTTCAAAACCTCAAAACAATCACCATGAATTACTTGATTAATCATACCCTGGCTATCAATAAAAGTACATGATTATTATATCAATAAGTGTAGTTATATTTGCGATTAAGTATTATAATTAAAATACCAGCACCGTTAAGAATAGTATCAGCATTCCCAACGGCGATATCACTGGTAATTGTTCACCCAACAGACGGGCTACTTAATATGGATAGTTTAGCAGTTTTTCAATTTGACAGTCAAGAAATTAGATTTGTGGACGGCAAACCCGTTGCTAATGATGTAGCTACAGCATTGGGATTTAAAAACCCCGCTGATGCTGTTTTTAGACTAGTGAAGGACAAAAATAAAGGGGTCTGTAAAACCCAGACCCCTGGCGGAATGCAGTCTGTGACTGTACTTGAGGAGGCTGGTATTTACCAACTCATCTTTAGTTTTAAATTATAAAACGTTTTAGTGGGTAAATACAATGCAAATTAATAAACAGTTACCAGCAATAAATTACGCCTAAACAAATTACCAAGAACTTGATGGTCTTGCAACAGATCAAATTGTTCCTCAAGAGAAAGTTTTAACGCTGACAAAGTATCAACGATAATCCCCTCAATAGCCCCCCACACAGCGTCATTCATCATAAAGCTAGTGGAAGTAGGTGAAAGGTAATCAGCCGTACACAAAAGAGATTCTAAAGTTTCTTCATAAGCACTAATGCAAGACAAAGGCGACCTTAATTCAACCTTTTCAGGAGTAACTTTGCTATTATTAAAAAAATACAAAGATTGTGTCATAATTATACCCAAAATCATTAATTTAATATTAACTTACTTTTGAAAGCCGGATTAAAACTAACAGCTAACACTCATAACATAGCTACCATAAAACCTTAAATAATTATAAATATTTATGACAGAATAATTGCTATGTTTCCTTTATACCTGTAGGATTTCAAGATGATTCTATGGGTATTTTCTTGCTTATAATTAAACAAGAATTATAGGTAAAAACAATATGAAAAACAGGAAACTACTACATGGATTAATATTCTGTTTATTTGCCATTGAAGCCACAATACACTTTAATGTTAACTCCATTCAAGCTAATGCACTAAGCAATAAAAAATCGCTAGTAGGTAATACTGAAATCTACAAAGAAGGGAGCATGAAACAGCCCTCTCCCAACTACAACGTCCCACAGAAAAAAGAGGACTATCAAGAGTTTCATGAAGCCCTTGCATCATTAAATATTATCAAAGCATTAATCATTGTTTCAGGTTGTCTCTTTACAGCTATTGTTTCTTTAATGGGAGAAACCCTACTCAGGACAATTATTAATCAAGTTAAAGATATCTTGCTAGAAATTATGAGTAGTCAAAAATACTTTGAGAACATTTCTGCTGAAGAAATACTGGCAATTACTCAATTAATGAAACAAACTAGAGCAGATATTAAAGCGACTAGGCTCTCTATGTTTAAGTTACAAGAAGACAGCCATACAGTGTTTTTAGAAGTCTCTTCAAATGGGAAATATTCTTTATCTAGTAGCCCTCCCGTAGCCCGACAATTTTTTGATTCTGCTGTTTTACCCATGCTCAAAGATGGTGAAAAATATTCTTACTGTGGCGATCGCGGCGACATTTGTGCAACTTGGTTAGCAGCCCGTGGAACAGGACGTTATGCCATTCACTTGTTTTTTCATAAAGATGATTTTGCTGGTTTTGTATTAGCTGAATGGAGACGGTTGGTATTAGTTGATTCCATCTTTAAATTTAATCAAAATTCTGATTACTATAAGTCCAAAATGAAGACTTTAGCTGATATGATCAATGAAGCTATTAAGGACAAAAAGTAAGTCAGCAGATGTTGATAAATCAAGAAGGAATTTTAAACTTTATTAAAGTTCGTGGTGGTGTTGTGAACCTCCGCGAACTTTCTCACTTTAACCCCAAAGATATTGATGCTTTACAATGGGGGGGACGTATTAAAGTCCAGCGGGGGAGTAGTGGAATTGAGGTTGCGTTATTAGATGACTTCACCACAAAATATGATGGAATAATAGCAAAAGAAGAGGTACAGAAGCACCATAAAGTCATTGAAAACAAGTTGGCAGAAAAGAAGAAAAACAAGAGAGACGCTAATGATTTCTCTTTAAAGAACAAGATATTTAGTGCCATTAAAAACGCTGATTATCCAGTGACGGCTAGTGAGATTAAAGAACAATTAATCCAGTGCAATCCTAATAGTATCAGTGCTTACTTGTCAGCACTGGTTAAAGTCGGAATTATAGTTTGCAGTGAAAATAGAAAGATGTTTAGGCACTACACCACACCCGACCGGAAAGAATTACTGGCAGGATTGAATAGAAAGCCCAAGAAACCTAAACCTGAACCAATTCCCGTTCCTGCCACCGCAGCCGCTTTAAAAGAGAAATTAGCCACAGCTAAAGACATAAATCTAAAACACAGGGTATTAGAAATTGTCGTTGATTCTGAGTCACCAATGACATTACAACAAGTGCGATCGCTCTTACCCGAATCCACTAACATCAAAACCATATCTGCATACCTATCACTATTTGCCCGCAAAGGGGTCTTGTGCTGTAGTCGTGTTATCAAGAATAATATCAAATACTACACCACCCCAGATCGCTCTCATCTATTTGGGGACTGGACACCCCGACCCGGTTCACAGAAGGTTGCCGAAAGAATTTTAAGCGTGTTAGAAAATACTAGCATTGCTTTAGGGATTCGTGGTATATCTGCACAATCCCAAATACCACGTAAATCCGCTTGGATTGTTATACACAAGCTAAAGAACAAAGGATTGATTGAGCTAAAGCGCACCGGATACTCTTTATATATTGCTCTCAAGTCCAATTCTTCCGCTATGGACAGCCTAAACAAAGTTTCTGGATACACATTAAGGGACCAAGTTATTGAGTCCATTAAAAACAATAACCATCACGCTCAAAGCATTTTAAGCGACTTAATTAATGATTACTCCCTTCCACATATTCACAGGGTACTACGACAAATGAAGTCCACAGGAGTTTTGTATTCCCGTACCAAAGGACGGCATACTCTTTATTTTTTGAATAATTAATAACAAAAAAGATGGGGACGACCCCATCAAATCACGGGTAACCTCAAAAAACCTATCATCATATTATCATATCAAAATATGTTTTGGATAGCAATAATTAATAAAAAGATAGGCTATGGGAAACCTATCTTGATCTTGCATCATTATTTATGAGCATCTACCTCCTTTATTGTAGCACAAAAAAAGATAGGTTGTGGAAACCTATCTTGACCTTATGTATCAATTCCTGTTGAAATAATTATATCAGATTTATGCCTTCATAGAGCAATTGATATCCTAATCTTAATCGCTGCAAAAATTCTGAAGTATTCCTGTTTTTCCATTTTGGATTAGGAAGGTCTATAATCCAATTCTTAGGGCTATGGCAGATGGATTGATGACAAGATAAGCAAACGGGAAATGTAGACCTTCCTATCACATCCTTGCCATAATAAGCATGGTGTAATTCATCAGATGATTTAACCATACAAACACAACATAATCCATGGGTTGATTTGTGAGCGATCGCGCATTGTCTCCGGTATTTTTTAGGGTCGCCATAGCGTTGATCGTAATCTATCTTTTGCCCCTGTCTCTTTTTCTTTTCTGCCATTTTCCGTTGCTGATACTTACTTTTCTTTTCGTATTTGGTAGACATTGCTGGTTTTTTGATAGTAAATAATAATCATATTTTACTATTTAGTATCAATTAATTTGTTCAGTTCATTAGCTAATTTCTCTGCCTTCTTTTGGGATAATCCGTGTTTAATAGTTATCAACCCATCACTGTTTTTAAAAACAATTTGCCAGTATTTCTTGACAGTAATTGAAGACTGAACAGCATGAAATTTATCAATAACTAAGTTATCCCTGGCTTGCTTAAATTCGTGACACAATGCGTAAGATATTTCACTCATATTTGACTTGACCCTTTAACTTGAGAACTAAATTAATAGCAGTTTCAACAGTGGAATTGTCTGCTAATTCTGGATGCTGAGAAAGCGCGTCTAAAGACTTGACAGCACTTTTGATTAATTCACTAACAGTGACTTTAGTTGTGGTCTTCATAGCTGTTTTTTTGGGGTAATGGTAACTGAGAATTTAACTTTCTCTTCTTATATGTGATTAATTGATTTAAGTGGGATAAAGCTATTGAATTATCAATAAGAGCAAAGTACACAATATTACTTCTGACATGGCTTCCCGCCCTGACTATACCCATTGTGATGAACAATTCTAATATCTTTCTTAAAGTAGTCCCGCTACATTGATTTGGTGGTAACTTACGTAAAATACCTGTCACTGACATTGCTTCATCTGCATTTTTCAAAACATCTAAAACAGCGTTCTTGTTTTCATACCTACCAATATAAGTACCTATAATTTCATGAAGTAGGCACTCCCTTTCCATGTCAGTCCATAGCCGTGTATTCCAATCAATAGAACATACCAAACTTTCCTTTTCTAATCTCTTTAAATGATAGGCGATCGCTCTAGGTCTAATCTGTGGAAACTTATCTTTCAACTCCATAGCAGACATGGGTTTATGTGCATTCTTAATTTCTTTGAGGATTGATTCTCTAATTTGGACACAACGGGATACTGTAGTAACTTTTTTCTGTTTAATCTTGACCTGTGGTGGCTTTTTAGGCTTGGTTGGGGGTTCAATAATACTTTGCGGTTGGCTTATTTCCTGCCTTTTAATCTCAAATTTATCGCAAATTAAATGGACTTTATAACCCCCTAGCTTACCCGTTATGTTTATATATTGCTGTGCTTGTAAGCTATTTAAAATATTAGATGGAAAGTGATTTAATTCCCTTAAGTTAGCAGAACCACCACGGGCTTTAAGGAAATCTATTATTTGCTGAGGGTTAAGCATATAGTTTAATCATGTAAAGAGAATATACTCATTTTATACTCTCTTTAATGTAGTTATCATTGCGTTTTTTGTTCAATTTGATAACAGGTTAATGACATTGAATTTAATCCTCTTAATGTTCTAAAAACATCAATTTCTTCAAGTGAAGTAAACAAGTAAGCATCACTTATTCTGTGCGTGAAAAGAACATCATAAAGTCCTGTATCTTTGTGAATCAATCCTTGATCAGCCTGTAACACAAATCCTTTCAACTGATTACTCATCGTTCAATCCCTCCATAAGTTTTGTTGTCAATAATTCCACACCTTTATCATTTAATTCCTGTGCAGTTAAATGTTTCCAGGCTGCTTTTAATTCTTCTGCTGTGGGCTGTCTACCTAAACTTTTAACCCACTCAACCAATAAAAGAACATCATAAAGTCCTGTATCTTTGTGAATCAATCCTTGATCAGCCTGTAACACAAATCCTTTCAACTGATTACTCATCTTCCAGTCCCTCCTTTAATTTCGCCATTAATAACTCAACACCTTTATCGTTTAATTCCTGTTGGGTTAAATGTTTCCATGCTGCTTTTAACTCATCTGCTGTAGGTTGCCTTTCCAAGACTTCCTTGCACCATTGAGTCAGTATTTGATAATAGTCCGCCGTGTTTTCCTGCGGTTGGGCTTCACCCTCATCTTCACTTTGATCACCACTAGTTTGTTCCATTGCATCAATATCAAATACAGGAATCAAAGCAATAAAAGGACTACCACGGGTAGGAACTACCAAAGCGTATCTCACCTGTTCTTTATCTAAGAGTTCACACACTTGACTAAACAAATCAGATATTTCTGCTTTGACATTTAACAATTCCGGCATCTTGGTTAAGACGTAATTAGATACTTTTCCTAGTGCCAAAAAGCAGATATTTTTAAGCGCAGGACGACTAAAACCAGTGTAGGTACTTAATGGGTTTTGTCCCATAAAAATACCGTGAATCTTCATGGCAGCGGTGAAGTTAATAATATAATTCCACATAGCACAAAGGTTCATTGCTGTGTCTTTCGGCACTTGTCCAACAAGTCCTTTCCCTTCACCAAATACCACATTAACTTCATCTTGAATCAGGAATATTTCACCAAGTCCTTCACCCTTGCGGTTGTTTTTAAACTCATCCTGGCGTGCATCTATAACTTTTGTAGCAAACGTAACCCACTGATCTAGATTGGTTTTGAAACCATCAAATTTACGACTAAATTTACACAACCAAGCTGTTAAATAGTTCTTAGGGTCTGAGCCAAACACATAAGCTGGACTTTGTGACTTAGCAGCAATCTTGTTAATAAAAACACCTGCTAAAGTAGACTTTCCTGATTGGGTTTCACCCCAAAAGCTAAAGTGATGGTTGGCACGTTCGCTCATCTTCTGTCTAGCGGAACTTTCACACAATTCATCAACCCATTCATCATCTATCCTGACGTAATCAGGATATTGAGATGCTAATTCTTCCAATAGTTGCCGGGTACTGGGATTGATGATTGATTGAACCATCTTTTCATCCACTGTCGCTATTTCAGGATTAGCAATAGTACGAGAGCCAGGTAATTGTCTAGGCTCATCAAGAACCGCTTGTTGTACCTGTGGCAACTCAACCAAGCCTTGTAATCCATAAGATTGCATCCAGCGGGGTCGTTCCATTTCTGGAAGTCCATTTATATACCCTGCTAACTCACGCTTAGATTGAATAGCATTCTTACATTGTTCAAAGGTAAACGTGCCTTTGAGTTCTTCTTTGATAATGGCGTGACTAGCATCTTCAATAGACTTGTAAAACTTCTCTTTATGCTTGCGTTGGTAAGCTTCAGCGGTAAAACACGCGCCTGAAAAAAGCCCAAGCAACTGTTGAATCAGCTTGACTTCACTATTTAAGTTTGGGGCAAATACCACCGGGGTAAACGTACCTGCTATTGCTGTAGCTGCAAGAGTTCCCATTAAAACCCGCTCAACATTTATCAACTTGGAATAAATGTCTTTATCTTTTGAGAATGGGTTACTATGATGCTGCATAAGAAGGTTTTGGTAAGTTAGGAGCTAATGTTATGTAAGGGTCCTTGTTTGTAGGAATTACCAATGCACAAGGAATATATTTGTTGTCAAGCAAATCCCGTACGTGCCTAAAAAGATTTGCTAATTCTGGGTTAATTCTCCAGTAATTAGGTTGGATCAAATAGTGGATCATTACTCTAGTACCCATTGCAATTAAACAGATATTTTCTCTCTGTTTTTTAGTAAGTCCGTCATCAAACGGTCTTTGTCTTTCCAAAATGTCGTCTCTGCGGAAACCAGTTCTTTCCTGAATCATCTTAATCAAACTTGATTTACCAATGCCAAATTCCCCGGTTACTATTAGTTGAAAACGCTGGTTTTCAACTGAGTGTTGCTTTTGTTTTACTAAACTACTGCATAGATCATCTAGCCAATAATCATCAAAGATGATATGTTCAGGGTATTCAGAAGACAAGACTTCTAAGCGTTTTAAAATTGTATTAAGATGCTGCATAAAGACCTACCATGACTGCAAATAAAACTAAACCACCAAAGATGTAAATAGGGGCAAACCCCACTAAAGTTAAGTTCTTACTCATTACCCCGTGATATCTGTGGTATAACCCTAACCAATTATTAAAACCAGCAATTAGTATGAGTAACAATCCTAAAAGAATCAGTGCGATCGCACCCCCGGCAGTAGAAGGATAGGCTTTTATTAAAAAGCCTAAAAGTTGAAAAGTTGCGTACCCGCAAAATAGTAAACCACCGTACGATAGTCTATTCATTACTTACTTCCTCATATCGTATTGCAAGTACAAAATCATGCCTAAGAACAATGCAATTAATAATATTGTGATTACACTTTTGATATCTGTTACTGGCATTTTAGTTCTCCTCTTTACTTGCTATATCAAATACATTTGCACACCCAAAAGCCAATTCACTACCAACAACAAATACCCCGCAAAGAACTCTTAAAAACATGGCAGAAGGATTGCCTAATTGCTTCAAATTAATTTGATAATCAGTCCAAAATGTGTAGGATGCTACAAGCAGAAAAATTATTAATCCTACAAAAAAAACTGTATCAAATATCTTCTTTACTTCTTTATCTGCTTTGGGCTTTGTCAATACTTTAATCAACATCCTGGGATCAAATATAACCGTTGTTACTGACAATTCAATCCCCAAAATCAAAGCTACTGCTACAGCACTTGCAAATATTCTTTGCCAATATTCCGCACCCTTTAATAAGCCGTAAAAGTGGGGGTAGAGGGTGTAAGCATTGTATAAAAGCACGCCCCAACCAACTTTATTAAAGAATTGGAATAGGGTTGCATCAGCTTCACTATTCCGTTTAAATATCATGAAAATATCTCCTTGGCTTGAACTTCGTAAACTGTTTGAAAGCCGTCTAAATTAACTTGAGTTTCTGCTGCTCCCAGTTGATACCTAGACACGGCTTTACCGTGATTAGCCTGAATACTTCTTAGGCGTTCATCAACTTGCATCACTTTCTGCGTGTGCTGAACATTTATTTCATGAAGTCGAACCAATTGGTCCATCTGCTGACTTCTGCTAGTTGTGATATCTTTAGCCAGTGCCAACTGGGCTTCTATTTCCCCAGTGTTTTTAGCCTCCTGAAGAACCTGCTGGGCGGATACCCCTGCTGGTAGCTTCATGGTTTCTTTGATTCTGGTTAGCGATGCACCCATATCACCAATTTTTGTGACATCAGCGCCCATCCCAGTTAATTGTGTCTTTTCTTGAGTTGCGAGTCCTGCGAAGATATTGTCAAACATTGTTTATGCTCCTGGTTAGTTGATTTGTTAATGCTTAAAAATGCACAGAGAATTAAAGTTAAAGTCGCCAAGCCTAAAAAGGTAATGGTCATGGCATTGGTCATTTTAGCTTCATCGCTTATGCGTTGCTCTAGCTCTGACTTGAGGCGACGATCTTGGTCTTTGTGATAGTCTGATGAAATTATCAATCTGTCAATTGCATTGAGCGCAGGAGAGCCCTTTAAGGTGAACTCACCGCTGGGCTTGTACGTAAGTTCCACTGGTTGTGGACTGATTACTTCCTCCTGTATTTCTAGGTGGCTGGGAAATTGCATACATTACTATTCCTGATGCTATGAGAAACTGAACAAATACTGCGGCAATCATCCAATTAGACGGCTTCAAAATTGATGATATCTTCAAAAGCCTCATCGAAGATTGATCCAATCTGTTGGCGAAAGGATGCCGACTGATTCGTGTATCCCTCCAACTCACTGGACACTTTAGCGATAATATTGGGGTTAATTTGTTGACAGCGTTGCATAATTTTAGCTGTTACCGCACTTTCAACTCTTCCACAATTACTATCAAATACTTGGATGATTTCTTTAGTTTCAGACTCAACTGCTGTTTTCAAGTTCTGAACAGCAGGTCTTAGTGCTTCAACACCATTTGCATTGGGCATATTGGTGTTACTAATCTCGCTTTTTTTGCCCTTCTTTTTGGGCTCTGTTGTCGCTAACTGAGCATCATTGTTAATGACAGCAGGTAAGTTATTGGATTTATCCACTTCTTCGGCAATAAATTTAGCAGTAGCCTCATCAAATGTGTTAGCTGCTTCGTTGTAAATAGCGGACAAATCAATTCCCACCTCATTAGCAATGGACTGGGCTTTTACTGCTAATTGTTCATCAGAAATGGGATTCTTTAGATACTGCTTAATTAAATCAAATACGTTCATTGGTGACTCCTATTATTTGTTGGGTGTTTGTAATTTCTTGAGCGATAAATTGAACTGTAGCTTCATCAAATGTGTTAGTGTCTGCTTTGTAAATAGCGGACAAATCAATTCCCACCTCATTAGCAATAGACTGGGCTTTTACTGCTAATTGTTCATCAGAAATGGGATTCTTTAAATACTGCTTAATTAAATCAAATACGTTCATTGGTGACTCCTATCATTTGTTGAATTTCTTTCTTTGCTTTAGCGCTAAATGCGTTAAAACCGGGTCGTGCTTGCCACTCAGTGTAGCTACCGTCATTTTCTAATTTACGGATTAAGACTACTACTTCAATGTTTGCCATTGCTTAACTCACTTGCTATTTGTTCTTTACTTTTTTTAGAGTTTTTGTACTTACGTAGTAACGCTTGTATTTCCTCTAAATTGCTAACTTCTTTTTCAGTAAGTGGGCTGCCGTTTAACTGGTTTGTTACTGGGTCAATAAAAGAACTAAATGAACTTAAATACTGAACCGCAACTTTTAAATATCGCTGTACCTGTCTTTCTCCTACTCCTAAACGATTACCCGCTTCTTTTCGACTTAACTTTGGTAGATTCATCTCATATTGTTTTCCCGTCTCATGTCCGGGTCATGTCTGGTATGTCCTCAATATAAAACCCCTCTAATAGAGCGTCAATAGATATCTGCAAAATTGCAGAAATGCTTGACTTCTATTTAAAGGGGTGTTAAACTAGCAAGTTTTTTTTGAACATGACCACAGCCCAGTCTGGGATGTTGTCTTTATAGAACCATCCTTGAATAGTCCCTAATGCCGGCGGCTGAATCCCAGTCCCTTGATAATATTCATTGATTTTCCGCTCAATGTAAGCAATACAAAAATTCTGATATCCTTGGCATTCTGGCGAAAAACCGGCTTTTTTTGCTTCTTGCTTGGGTAAAATGTCCTCAATTGACTTAACTCGTGCCATAATTTATTAGCTCCTGTGTACGGGGTCAATATCCTCCTAGTTGGTTTCAGCTTCTAGGAGGATTTAAAATAAAAATAGCATATTCCGCTATTAGTGTGCTATTAGTGAAAGAAGAATAATTAGGTGAATAAATGACTAAACGCGAAAAACCAGAAACAAGAGAACAATTGCAAGCTGATATTGCAGCCCATCCTGATCGAGGCATGATCAACGGTCGCAAAGTTGTAGACGATGCTAGACGGGAAGTACGCGCTAAAGTCCCTGCTGAACTTAAGCGTAAACTTTTAAGAGTGATTGCTTGCTACGGCGTGGGCATGGGAGAAGGACTGGAAATGGCGATCGCATCCCTTTGGAGACAGGAACAGCAAGTAGTGAAACTACATGAGCAAGAGAAAGCCCAAGAATTTGGAGTCTCTGAGAAAGACATCCAGATTAAAGAATTTGGGCATTACAAAGCCGTAGGACGGCAAAAGAGACTAAATTTAGTTAATGGAGAAGCCAATGAGTAAAATTTTATTCTTAAATTTAGACGGCACTGTACGGCAAACTAAATCAGGGGCAACATTTATTAACGACCCTTACGATCAAGAATTAATACCTGGGGTAGGAGAAACAATAACCCAATATTCAACTTGGACTATTGTAGGAGTAACTAACCAAGCAGGTGTAGAAGCGCGTAAAAAGACGCTAGAAAGTTGCATCAAAGAACAAATGTACACGATGCAATTATTACCACAACTACAATGTATTAATTTCTGTACTACTTTTGACGGTAGCAATGGGTATAGATGCTATCCACACGGAAATGTAGTTAATTTAAAGCCAGGGCGCAATTATCGTAAACCTTCCCCAGGTATGCTTATGCAGTTCATAGAAGACTGCTGTTCATTGCCGTTGGAAGACGTTTTGGTGGTGGGAGACAGATCGGAAGATGAGCAGTGCGCTAAAAACGCCGGGATTAACTTTATTTGGGCAACTGATTGGAGGTAAGTATGTGGAAAATTCCTTTGTTAAGTGTTTTACAGTATTTAGAGTCTGACTGCAACGACTTTGACTTATATGATTTAGCAAAAGTCTTAGAAGCTTTAGCACTTATTTGTGCTAGTGAAATATTAGCTGATGAACTTGAGCAAGCAGCGAAAGATTACCGCAGCGGTAGCTATTCCTATACAGCATTACAACAATTAATAAGGAGTATTGCTAATTATGACTAATATGTATCCTGAGCAATGGGTACGTGCTATTTGTACTAAATTATATGGCAGCCCCATCGCTAATCGCACTTGGCGGAAATACAAGCATATTTGCAAAGTTTCTGACGGTCGCAAAACTCCCAATGATAGTGAAGTATTAATTAGCAAAACTCATTGTCAGTGGTTAATGATGTTAGCCTATATTAGGCGTGAACAAAAGCGGGGTGACAAACCTCCTGTGGGCTGGAAGTCTGGTGTCACCCTCAAGCAAATAATTACTCGCTTAAATGAGCCAAGAGTTAAAGCAGCATTAGGACAGGCTTTAGGTGATGAAATTGTTATTGAAGGTATCAAAGGCTGTGATGTACCTTTGTGGTTAAATCATCAGATTGGGCGATCTCCCCACATTAGGACACTGAGAAGATGGGCGGAAAAACACGGGCTAGAGTTCCACACTCATCTGCCCGTGCCTAGCAAAACACTGGATGCGTTTTTAAAGATTGCTTAAAATATTATACCCCGTCATTGGGGTATTTTTTTAAATAAAATATATTATAATTTGGTTGTACATCCAAGATGAATCCTTGGCAAGGAACTAACAAGCAGGTAGTTCCTTATTTCTTAACAAGTCTGTAAGTATTCCAATAACCAATTTAATAGCTCATTACTTAAATTAAACCATTCATTATTTCTACCAAAAATACTTTTATTTTGCCATAGCATTGAGTGTATTCTTTTCTCAGTAATTTTTTCATTCTGTACATTCAGCATGGCAACCATCTTTAACTTTTCACCATTACCTACTTGCAATTGGTTAAGTCGTTTAAGCGGATTATTAGAGATACCAATCTTATATAAGTTGTTACTAGATTCAATTACGTAAAGCATATAAACACATAAATTAGTCCCACAAAAAATATAACAGCAAACAGTGGGACTAAAAACCAATTATGGGATATAGCTTATACCCCACTGATGTCCCAAAAGTTCAATGTAAGTTGCTTTTTGGACTTGATATTGCTTGAACAAATTAATCAAAAATTCTTGTGCTTGTTCCCGCGACATTTGCCTTACTTGAACCTCAAAAGCAGCTAACTGAAACTGCTGATCAATTGATAATTCAGCCATAATATTAATCCTTGAAACTACTAATTATTATTGCAGATATTTTCATTGTTGCCAATTGAATAATTGACATTTTAATAAATAAAAGTTAAGCTAATAAAATCTCAAATAAAGTTAACAGGCTTGTCACCAATAGCAATGAGAACCTCTTTCTTATTGCTTTTTTAACAACTTTAATTATGAAATACGTCAATTACATCAATGCTCTTTCTGAAAACATCCGACACAAATCTCTCAACACCATAGAAAGAGATATTGTAAGTCTTCTCTGCGACGGAAAGACTTACTTAGAAATAGCGGAAAAGTTAAGTTACGACGATGGTTATATTGGGTCTGTATCCAGAGAACTCTATGGATTGATAGGACAAAAACACAAGGTTAAAGTTACCCGCTCAAACTTAATTTCTACTTTGGATTCAGTAATGGGTGGCGAAATAGACAACACCTTTAATGTTTGTCACAACATCAAAGAAGCAGTCATCTTTAATCCTGACATCCTCAAATTCAATCAAAATGAAATATTAATTAATGTATCTACATTCTGGAAATTTGATGTTAAGAATAATGTCTTAATCCTCAAGACTCAGTATCCAGTTATCCTCAGTTTAAGTGAGCTAGAAACCAATTCATTTAAGACAATCTTACACTTAAGTCGGCAAGAACAATTATCAGGAGACGCGCTATTAGAATTATTTAAAATTCTTGATAGCTACTACAGTGAAACAGACCTTGAACCCAATCAAATACCATGATCAGCAAAGAACAATTAGAAATTATAGCACGTGAAAAATGCCCTAAAGCCGCCAAAATACTAGGAATTGAATTATCAAAAGTACGGTATTACAGAAGAAGAATTGTGGAAGGACATATTGACATAAAAACGCCTAAAAAAGAAGAGCGTAAACCTCTTTCGAGTATTTTAATCCAGTTCCCAAATCTACTTCCTGGGCAAATTCAGCAGATGAAAAATATCTATGAATACAGTCCTCAAAGTGCGCTTAAATATTGTCAAGTAATTCAAAGCTACAATGATAAATATATATCAGATGAAGAGCAAGTTAATTGTTTTTGAAGGGATAGAAGGCTGTGGAAAGACCACTCAAATTCAGCTTTGCTATCAATGGCTGCAAAGCTTAAATATACCCGTAATCTTGACTCATGAACCAGGAGGCACGGAATTAGGGAAAGATATAAGAGAACTATTGCTTAACAAATCACCGGATAAGATTACAGAACTTTTATTGTATGCTGCGGATAGAGCGCAACATACACAGGAGGCATTAAAACCTGCTTTAGCAACGGGAAAACACATTCTATGCGATCGCTTTACCAATTCTACAATTGCTTATCAGGGATATGGCAGGGGAATAGAAATAGATTTAATCCACAAGCTTAATCAAATAGCCACCAGTGGACTAAAACCTGATGTAACTATCTGGATAGATGTAGATGTGGAAACAGGTTTATCACGAAAACTTAAACAAAAATGCTTAGACAGGATTGAGCAAGAAACAATAGACTTTCATAATCAAGTTAGGCTTGGATACTCAGCAATGTATTTAAACCAAGCATCTTTAATTATTCAAGTAGACGGAAATCAACAACAACTAGTTGTGCAAAAAAACATACAAAATATTTTGAGAAAATATTTCATTTAAGGATTTTTCATGATTAAAAACGACACCTGGATTACTGAAATGTCTCAAAAAGGCATGATTTCACCTTTTCAACCCAGCTTAATTCGTCAAATACAGCCTGATTTATCGCAAATTCCCCAGCCTGTAATTAGTTACGGACTTTCTTCTTATGGCTACGATATCCGTCTTTCCTCATCTGAATTTCGTATTTTTCGCCACATACCTGGTACTGTCATTGATCCTAAAAACTTTAATCCCCAAAACCTAGAATTTACCCGGTTGCATAAGGATACAAATGGCAAATATTTTATTTTACCCGCTCACTCTTACGGGCTGGGCGTTGCATCAGAAAAGCTACAAGTCCCAGAAAATATCACAGTCATCTGCATAGGCAAATCATCTTATGCAAGATGCGGTATAATAGCTAATTTAACTCCTGCTGAAGCGGGTTGGCGCGGACATCTTACTTTGGAGTTTTCTAATTCTTCCAGTGCTGACTGTCGTATTTATGCCAATGAAGGTGTAGTACAATTGCTGTTTTTAGAGGGCGAACCCTGTAGCGTTAGTTATGAAACTCGTCAAGGAAAATATCAAGATCAGCCAGAAAGGATTACTTTAGCTAAAGTGTAGCAATCTGAATTAAATCATTAATAATTAATCCCCAGTTCTTCTATCAAGGATTTGGGAAATTTTGAAAAACCTTGGGGAAGGGAAAGGATATTCCCAAGGAATCAGAAACCTTCTCAATTAAATGATACTAAAACAAAACTCTGTACATCAACTACAGGGTTTTTTCTTTTTCAAGAATTTTGTCCTTAAGCAATCGTGCCAGTGACAAAAAACCAAGTTTTTACCCTCAAAATAACTCAATTAAACCGGTGACAATCGTGCCAAATGCTGATTATCTCGTTAGTCAATCGTGCCAACCGCTCCTGGGGATTTTAAATACAATGGGGGGAATGTATTGCTGCACAAGGGTTTTAGTCAGGGACAGGCAATTGGCACGATTGAAACCAGAAAATTAAAGCCCTGATTTTCAAGGGTTTTGGTGTTTCCACAATCAAAAAAATAGCGATCGCCTAACGGAAAAGGCAATCGCTTATATGAGTGTTTCGTAGGTACTACTATACCATAGTATAGCATTATGCGAGTAGTTGCTCAACTAATTCGTCACTTAGATATCTGTACCTTTGTGGTGGGTTGATTCCCAGTTCTTTTATCTTGGGTATTGAGAATATTTTGACTATGCTGTAAATGAAGAGAAAGTAATAATGTGGACATTGTGTTATGCTGTTGGTAAAGGTAAATACTAATTTTCAAGCCATGTGCTTATGGCTTGAAAATTAATGTTGATGCTGACCGTGATTTGCCTAAACGGATATCAAAAACAGCATCGTAGCATTGACGACCGCTGTTCATGACGGGTTTTCCGTTCTTAAATTGTGGAACACCATTAACTATTTTTTGTTGCTTGCTCATGGGAATACTATCTTTCAGGTAATCCACTCTGTCAGCAACAGGATGGACATGATGGATATGTGCATCCAAAGATTCCCAAGCTTTAGCTCTTCCTTGAGAGCAATTCCAATCCAGTGGCATTAAAAACAGCAGCCGGGAATTGGGGCTATCATTGAGCAGTTCCAAGGATTTAGCAACAGCCTCAACGCACAAAGAAAAAGGTGGGTTGGAGATGATAAGGTCACATCCCCACTTAGAAACATCGCTAAAAAAATTGCCATTTACCCAAGTAGCTGTTTGGGCTTTTTCTTTCCCTTGCAAGAATCGGGAATGCTTTATTTCCACACATTCTATTAAGCGATCGCTTGGTAGGTATTTAGCTATTTGGCCTGAACCAGCAAATGGTTCAAGAATCTCTCTGTCTGTAAGCAAGACTAGATTAGACATGGCGACAGCAAGCCAGTCAGGTGTTTCATAGTCATCGTTAGTGAAATCATCACTGACGATGACTTGCGCTTCAAAGAGTGTTAATTGATTCATAGCTCAAAAAGTTCTCCCATATAATAAGCAAGGAAACAAGTTGTATTGATGACTAGGCTGTAATAGATAAAATCAAAGTCTGGAAAGTCGCTACAGACGACTTCAATTTCCTGGTATTCACCAGGAAATATTTCCTGTAAAGCATCTTCTCCAGACTCTCCTTCCTCCCAGGCTTGAGCATAGACATCAATAACTGTATTGAGCGATATTGGTTTATTGCTCCAATTGCAAACCACTACCCAAATATAATTGGAAAGAAATTTTTTTCTTTCATGATTTTTAGCATTTAACAGATTGATCATAAGAGAATTGTCTCCTGGTACGTTTCAATTAAGAAAAGCAGTTTACTGACGTGCTTAGGTTGTTTGCAATCAGTTTGCGGATCATGAAAGATCCGCGCTTTCAACTAAAAAACATCTACCACAGGACTGTGGTAGCCATAACGGGCTGTCCAGGACAGTCCTGACCATGTAGTGATGCGGGTAATCTTCCCGTTTTTCACTTCAAGTCTTGCCTGTTCTGTGGGAGTTTCACCAAAGTGAAACTCGTCATTCTTGGGAAAATCTTTTCCCAATAAAGTGCGAAGTGCTTCAGCACTTCGCCAATTAGAGATTATAAATTGCTTAATATCCATTATTGTCTCCTGTGGGTGTAAGTAAATAGGCTTCCCACTACTACCGGGGTGGTAGTTTCGGGCGGTAGCCAGCCGACCATCATCAGGTGGGTAAAGCTAAAAAATAAAAGGCTGCCAGCCCGGCTTTACCTTACACCTTTTGAGACTTTCTTCTTCTTCTTTTAATTGTTGCTCTAGGAAATACCTAGAGCAAGTGTCCGCCCCATCCCCATCTTCCATTACAAAGGTGTCGCCCAGGGGGGCGCGCTCTATAGGCGTTAGTGGCGTTAGCCACTCATGATCATCATCCACTTTTATCAACTCCCCAGCAAATTTTAAGTTGTTTGACTTGTGCTGTCCGATATAATCTTTATTACTTACTGTTACGTAACAGTAAGTAATCAAATGATAGGTATATCCATCTACTGTTATTGTCGTTTCCATTTTATTTTGCTCTTCATATTTACAACAGCAGTTTAATGACGTGCTTAGGTCGAGTAGTAGACTAAGCTACTGATTGCACCCACTTCTCGAAAGGCTTGACAATGCCGCCTTTACTCTTTTGTAAAGCTTTGTACTTTTGATATTGCTCTTTGTGTAATTTTTCTTGCTGGTGCTTAATCTCTTCTTGAGCAGCAAGCAGTTCACTTACTCGTTTGCGTTCAGCTAACAGGCTGTTTATGTGATTCATGACCACATCCCGGTTTGAACCCAAAGATTTAGATTCGCGGGTACGTTCACCACGGGTACGGTCTTCACATTGTTGCCACACCGTCCCGTCCTGGCTATTCCACCAGAACGAGTAGATGTAATCATCACCAATCCAGAAACGATTAACGTTTCCGTTACTGGTAATTTCCTTTTCAACCCATTTGGGTTTTGGTATAGCCAGTTTAGCGGCTTCTTCGTCCGCTATTTTTGCTAGTCTATCCCGCTCCCAACGAGCGCGGATAGAGTCTATTTGTGACACTAAGTCTGCAAATGTAACCTTTTCACGTTTGCAATATTCGTACACATACCCTTGCATCAATGCAAGGGTTTGTTTTTCAGTGCTAATTTGAAGAAGATTAAGCTTTTCGCTGCACCAGACAGTAGCACCATCCGAGTGAGCATACTCCCACACGGTATAGTAATTAGTTTCTGCGTAACTGTCTCCTGAAAAGCTTAAAGCCTGATCATAAGTCTTTTTAGTTTTCTCTTTTCCCGTGGGAAGAAAAGTTTCCCCCCAGTATTTTCTGGGGAGGTCATGGCAGTAGATGCTTACTGCCGCTTCAAGTGACTTTTGGCTAAACATAGCGCATGGTGCGGCGCTATGCTGGTATTTATGCCAGTCGTCTAAACAAGTCAATGCTGACCGAATTTCTTGCAATAGAGGATCAATGATTTTCTGCGTTTCCTGGACTTCATCCCAGGAGACACATTCGTGTAACCTATCAGAATCGCTATCAATATCGCCATAGATAGCGACTTCTAAGTCGTACCAATTCAAATCTTCTGGATTGGTATGAACTTTAATAATGTCTATTAACCCAGAGGTGTTTAGCACCCCATTTAAGATTACAGCTAATTTTTTTTGAACTTCAGGGTGAAGTTCACTTACATTTATTTTAAACATTTTTGTCTCCTTTAGCTCCAACTGAGCATCAATTTCCATCAACTCATCTACCCAGCGGTAGATGTTTTGTTGTCCCCTCCCGACGCGGGAGATTAAGTTGATCAATACTTGTCTTCTTTTTACCAAGTCCATCACACCCTCCCGCGTCGTTTGTTTTTCTATATTTCCATTATGTATGGATAGAATGAAATTGTCAAGCCTTTTCCAAAACTTTTTTTTCGCTTTCCAGAAAAGCAGCCATACCCCTTGCTACGTCTGGGTTTCGGACAATTCTTTCAATTAGCTCACCAAAGGCTATACATAAATGGTCTGCGTAACACTGATATACACATTTAGCGGTTGGGGTAAGCCTAAGCGTAACTTTTACTTTATTTTTACCGTAATCTGATCGTCTTGCCATGGTCTTCCTTAATTATTAATGTCCGATAATTCTATCATGCCGTCTTTCAATTCACCGCTTAAATATTCAACATACTTAGCAGTTATTAAAGAGATTAAGCGTTGCTGTTCTATGGGTGGTAGTCCCAACGCTACGCCTAAAACATCTTCTGCGGTTTTGGGTTTTGCTCCTCCCAATCCCAAAAACTGATCTAACTCAAAACCGGGACGACAACCCATAGCCAAACACAAATCTACGTATTTTTCTAAACCCGGCGATACTTTTTCTGCTTGCCATTCACTGAGTGTACCTTGCGAAACACCAGACCTTTTTGCAGCCTGGTTCATACTAGAAGCGCGACTGCATATTGATTTAATCAATCTTCCTACTTTCATGATTTAAGTTATTTAAAAGCGGTAAGTCTGCGTAAATATCTGTAGTTTCATCTGTGCTGTTATCGGTTTCAGATGCAATATCAATGAAGTTGTAAATATCTAAAGTCTTACCTTTATCGTCAAAAATTAAACCTGATGAGGCGATCGCTTCAAGGGTATTAAAGTTGGGCATTACAGAGGAGTTTTCAATGCAGCTAATGGTTTTGAAGTGGACTGAATTACCTTCAGTAGAACTCAAGTCAGCAAGTTCTCTTAAAGTCAATTGTCTGGCCTCACGGGATCTGCGGACTATACCACCTAATTTAGCTAGTCCTTTTTTAGTCCAAATCTTTCTAACAGCTTTCATAATGTGTAACACAATAACATAATCACACAATAGATTAAAAATGATAAAGATAACGTAAAGTTATATATTTCTTTTGTGAATTACAATAGCTTATGTGCTACAATTAAATTGTGTTACACACAAGATAATACTAAGTAAAACAGTGTTTATGACAAAGAAACTAATCAATAATCAAACACAATCGGAAAAAGCGATGATCAGGATTCCACGAGATTTGTATAAAACAATCAAAATTTTGGCTGTGACAAATGATGAAGAAATTGGACTTTTAGTAGAAAATCTTTTGGCTATTGGACTAAAAAGGTTGCAGCATGAAAAGTAATCCTTTTGATGATATTTCCCACATAGATAGCAGTGGAGAATATTGGTTAGCCCGCGAATTAGCCCCTCTTGTAAGCACAAATTGGGCAACATTCAAACGCTCAATAGATAGAGTCAAGCAACTACTTCAAAATACAAAAGAATTTCCTCAGAAACATCTTTTAAAATTAGTTGTCCCAAATCCAAGTGGCAAAATTGGACGCAATCATCTTGACTTCAGACTTTCAAGATACGGAGCTTATTTAGTAGTCGTGAATTTAGACCCTTGGGATTTCAACACTGCTAAGGCGCAACTGTATTTTACAAGCAAGTTTTTCAATCAAAAAGAAAGAGATGACACTTGAATCAAAGATTATGGAATTTCTTGAAAACGAGCGGACTCAGAAAGAAATTATTGAAAATTTTCCAGAATATTCGCCCAATGAAATCACCATTTGCTTAAGAGATTTAGAGATGTTTCAAGCAATAACGATAGAGATTAAATACCGTGCAAATACCACCATTGAAAATAGCATCTAAAGACTTAAAGGGACTGCCTAGACCATCTAAAACAGAACCATGGGAGACATTAACCAGACCAACTTACTGGTTCGGCGATCGCCTACTCACAAATAAAGGCTGGGGAATTTGTACAGGCATCAGACAAATCAGTACAGGTGACTGGCTTTATTACATTCAACTAGACAAGCCACCGCACCTTCAATCACCAACCCAAATTTTTATTGACATAGAAATACTAAAACATCACCCAGGAACAGCATCATGAATGAGCGGAAAATCACCAAAATCAAAACCAAAAGAGGAGATACTGAAAGCATAAGTATCGCTTATATGGTTGTTAACGAAAACAAGGAAGAAAACTTAAACTGTTCTTTAACAGGAAAGGAAGAAGCCAGGATTGAGTTTTACGATGGCTTGGATGGACTGCGAATAATGTTAGTTGAAGCAATTGGATTAGACCCAAATATCTGGCTTGAGCAAGGGCAAATCATTGGACTTTCCATCAAATATCAAGAGGAAAGTATAGGTATCACAATCACAGGTAAGTGTGAAATAGAAGGAAGATATGCTTGCCCGACCACACCTTATTTATTAATTGCTGACCAGGAAAGTGTTGAATTTAGGCTTATTAAAAACGTGGTCAACGAAGCATTCAAATATTTAGATGGTGAACGTAAGGATTGGAAACAGCAATCACTATTTGATCAGGAAGAGCCTAGCTATGAATCACTTTAATATTTGGCTTTTTAGCTTTTACGCCATTGGGATTGAGACAATCTTAATAACAATTATTTCCCTTTGTTATTTAATCATTCAATCCCATAAATAAACAAAAAAAGTCCGCTGACAAGGCGGACTCAAAGGAGACAAAAGGAAAACACAGCATCATTCTTTAATAATATGTCAAAACAAACAGAACCGCAACTAACCAATTACAAAACAGGAGACAAAATTAAATATAAGCATCCCAATCATGGATGGATAGATGCAATATTTGAAGGATTCCATACTCCAGAATTAGCCCCCACAGGCTCTAAATGGAGTTTCATGGAAGTTTCTATCAATGGCAAATTACACAAGGCTTACTCTTTAAATCAGATTAAAATTAGTGAATCATGAAAAGTTGCTTAAATTGTATTTACTCAGGGTTTTTAATTGAGCGCAACAATGAATTTTATGGCTACGAAGGCGACTGCAACGATGATCAATTCCCGACAGCAGCTTTGGTTAACCTCTGGCAATGTCAAAAAGATGACAAAGATGAATTAAGGGAAGAAATAGATTTAATCTTTGAGCAAATAGCTACTAAGTGTGAAGCTTACATACCAACTACATAAAACAATCAACTAATAGCCGCTTAAACAAGTGGCTATTTTATTGTCATTCATTTACCCGACTTACTGAGTATGAAAAAATCTTCTTTATTTCTATTGACAAGTTACCAGGGAATAAGATATATTAAATGTGTTGAGTTAAAAAAACAATGGCAAATAAAAACGCTATCCCTCCGAAATGCCACCAATTCAAACCAGGGTGGCGTTCTGGAAAAACCAAAAACATCAAGCTTCCAATTATTTTGGAAGCCGACATCAAGGCGATCGCCCAATGCCTTGATCAAAATCCCAGTATCGCCAATCAAGTTTTGGCATTTGCCAAAGCACTGGCAGAACAAACAGCAGCAAATTAAAGCCCTCGTACTGCTGAACACAGCCGAGGGACAGCCCCTACCATTTCTTAAATCTCTTAGGAGCAATTTAACTATGAATCATTTTTCAATTTTTGTCAATGGGACAAGTGCGCTGTTGCACGCCCATGGAGGTGTGTGATGGCGGAGACAATCAGAGTCCAGCACAGCAAAGATTACACTGTAATAGCCAACGCGGCTATTAGAGATACGCGGTTGAGCTTCAAAGCGCGTGGGCTACATCACTTATTGCTTTCTTACCCTGATGGGTGGAAAGTCAACACTGAACATTTGTCCACGCAGTCAGAAATGGACGGCGAAACAGCCGTCAAAACAGGGCTTCAAGAGTTAGAGAAGCTTGGGTATTTGACTCGTGAGCAAGTGCGAGAAAAAGGAAAGATTGTAGGATACGAATCTACGATCAGAGAAATACCGATTGAAAATCCGCCTACACCCAAAAAAAGGCGAAGTAAACCACAAGTGGAAAATCCACAAGTGGAAAATCCACAAGTGGAAAATCCACAAGCGGAAAATCCACAAGTGGAAAATCCACAAGCGGAAAATCCACAAGCGGAAAATCCAGTACATAATAAATACTTATTCCAAGAAGTATTTAAGAAAGAAATATCTAAAGAAGAAGTATCTAGCGGACTTCCTCCCGCTAAAGAGGATTTAAAACAAGATGGAGTAGAACAGATATCTGTTGTTCCTGATTTAAAAGCAAATATTTCTAAAGAACAGATAAATCACTCATTGGACAAAGTTCCGCCCGCCGCCCCGGCGCGTCTTGACAAAGCAAATGCTGTTGAACCATTTGGAAGACCACGTAAGAACGCAAAAGAAATAGCATGGGAATGGCTGCCAGATGGTCCATGGAAGAAAAACGGGCAACTGGATAATGACTTTTGGCAATGGTTCGCTTTGGAGTGGGCGGGCAAGTTTGGAACTGATGCCCATGAGTCACGGGCTAATGTCTATAGCCACCTCAAAAAAGACCACAACAACTTAGAAATCAGATGGAAGGAATATTCCATCAAAATTAAAAAAGAGGTGGCTTTAGTCCCCCTTCCTGACGCTGTATTGATTTGGGAACCGATCCAGCATCAAACCGTATGGGAGCAATACATCAATTGCAAAAGCTTAGAAGACTTTTGCAACAAACGTAGTTGGAATCGAGCGTATTTGGAATACGCATTGATTAATCAACCGCGTTTTGATTGGTCCAAGCATTTACCATCCGCATAACAAACTTAAAGGTCAACTACCATGTTTACTCAAGAAACTTTATTGCCCCCCCAAAACGTTGAAGCTGAAGAAGTCATCTTAGGCGGAATTTTACTAGATCCTGAAGCTATTCAACGAGTGTGCAGTATTTTACCTTCCGAAGCATTTTATATAGATGCACACACAGTGATTTACAAAGCTGCTTTACAACTTCATGCACAGCACCAACCCACTGATTTACTCTCTATGGCTAATTACCTGAGAGACAAGGATCAATTAGAAAGAATTGGTGGCAGAAATAAATTAGCCACTTTGGTAGACTGCACAGTATCTGCAATTAATATTGATGCTATGGCGGCATTAGTTCTGGAAAAATACCAACGCAGACAATTAATCAAGACTCTTAATGAATCGCTAAAAATAGCGTGGGATACTTGGGTCCCGACACATGAAGCTATTGAAGAGTGCCAGCGGAAGATACTTGACATTAATGTCAATGAAACAAAATCAGAATTAGTCCACATCAGTGATGCTGTTACTTCTTTGTACACAGAGAAATATGAAATTCAGGCGGGAGAACGACCTGCCCCAGTCAAGATGGGATTTTATGACTTGGATAACCGTCTAGGAGGACTGCATAAAAAACTGCTGCATATCTTGGCAGGTAGGCCCAGTATGGGAAAAACTGCTTGTGGTATGGCGATCGCTTGGCACGTTGCCAGTGTAGTGTCAAAAAACGTTTACGTATTCTCCCTAGAAACCTCTAAAGAAGATTTGGCAGCTAGATTAGCAGCTAAACTAACCCGAACCTGTTTGAATCAATTTGTAAAAAATCAACTCACTCAAAGTGAGTGGAACGAATTTTTCAACTTCACTCAGTCACAAATATTGCACGACTCAAGGCTGTTTATATGCGATAATTTTAGCATTTCTCCCATGGAGATGCGGAACACGATTAGGCAAAAGAAAGCTAAAACTGGCGATGTAGGCTTGATTGTGGTTGATCACATCACCCTGCTTGCTAGAAATGATAAATCCAATAATAAGGACTTTCGAATCAAAGTTGGCGATACAAGCCGAATGCTTAAAGAGTTGGCGGGGGAATTTAATTGTCCAGTATTGGCTTTGTCTCAACTAAATCGAGCCACGGAAAACCGAACAGACAAAAGACCTACCATGGGCGACCTGTCTGAAAGCGGGAATATTGAACAAGACGCAGACGTAATTATGATGCTTTATCGTGATGAATATTACAACAAAGAGACTGCAGATGTAGGTGTAGCTGAACTGATTACGATAAAGGCACGCAACGCTGAAACAGGAACAGATAAGTTGCTGTTCGATGGACAATATTCAGAGTTCAAGAATTTATCTCAACAAAGTTATTGATATATCAATAAATGCAAATATTAATTGATTACCCACTTTGATACAAGTGGGTATTTTTATCTGTATATCTATAAACATATTTTTATTCCTATAGGCGTTTGATATTTGATTTTATCATGCTAAATTGATTTTATCAGCACACAATTACAAAGTGAGAATTTTATGAGCGGAAAGCCAAAATACGGCGAAACTAAGACTCCTAAGCAAATTATGATTACTAACGACGCTAAACAAATCTATAGTGCTTATGCACGTTATATAGGCACTAACAACAATGATCTGATTGAGCAAATGGCGCGAAACCCTGATGTATTAAGAGGTCTAGCTGATTTTGTGGAAAATAAAAAATATTTTTCAAAACCACTTGACAACTCTATTCTGTAATGATATATTAGATATATAAACAAAAACGACCGCCCCTCCGACCAAGAAGTAAGCAGTCGCCTTGTTTTTATCCCATACACAGGAATAACCTATCATGACATATCCAGTTTTCTCTGTCAAGTTTTTGATCAAAAAAGGAATTAGCTACTGCAAGATGGTAGCTAAAGATTTGGGCATCAGCCCAGAGGGTGACAAAAGACAAGTTTTTACTTGGGCTGACGCTATAGTCAGCCACCAAGCTAATTTACAACCTGTAGAAACTCAAAAGCAGCAAGTAGTTATCGAATTCAATAACGGCTTTGACTCCTGCAATTTGGCAGGGTACTCTGTCAAGGATCTAGATGGAAACCTCATAAGAGATGGTTTCCGCACTTATTTAAGTGCAGAGTCTTGGGCTACTCAACGGTTTGAAATAGTTGAGCAACAGTCGGTTGCTCAACAGGAATTAGTTGAGCAGTTAGAAAACCAAATACAACAGCGTACTGAACAAATCGTAATTCGTGAGATTGACTTTGCATATAGTGAAGTCATCAGTATTACTCCCGACGGAGTGGAAATACTAGCTACAATCATTCATGACTTAGAAACCGAAAACTGGGAAGTTCAGTTAAAAAGTAGATTTGAAAGTTTTTTAACTTACGCAGAAGCGGAAGCCTTTGCACTTAATTGCATTGACGATGAGCGTGGTAGTGGTAGAATTAATTTACCTCCTGCTATTGAAAGCATGGGGTACACTATTGAACGTAACCATATCAAAGACCCTTTAGGTCAGCGGTATACAGTCCGACTTAAAGGCGGATTGGTTGGTAGTATTTGGCTAAATGAAAACTTAGGCTGGACCCTTAACGGGTTTGATTATGTAGATAGTCCCATAGATGCAGCCATGGAACTAGCTGCACTAATTAGCATAGAGGAAAACGACTATGTCCGCAACTAAAACCAGGGCTTATCAAGAAGCCTTACAAAATGCAGGTGTCCCTGAGAATCTAGCCCGTAACGCAGCTGTAGTATTACGTGGTGACGATTATGGAGTTGCCCGCACTGAGCGTGGGTAGCGAGTAATTAATAAACTTCACAACAGTGCTGAATGAGATTATTCAACCTATGCGACGAAACCTTGTATATCCACTTAAAAACAGTGGATATACTGAAAATAACACTCAGTTACCCAGTAGTAAAAACTTCTACATTGCCATTCCTATTTGAGCAATATAGAAGAACTGGGGACACTGATTATCTCCCTTTTTGAATCATCTAGGCTGGGTGCGATGCCTTTATATCCGCACGCTTGAAACAATTAAGGAACAATCATGACTACACTATTGGAACAATTTAAAGAACACACCATTACATCAACTCAAATACCTTATTGCCAAATAGTTTCTCCTCCAAACTTGGTGGCAGGTAAACTCTCTAAATGGGAAAAAGAAGGCGGATTACAAGAAATAGGCTTTTTTATTAAAGCCACAGAAGCAGAAAAAGCCGGGTTTATCCCAGACGATACTTGGCAACCTTATGAAGCCTCTTTAGGCGACGGGACTGAGGTTGGTTTTATTACCCAAGCCCCAAAATTTGTGATTATCCACAAATCTCAAAGAGAGATCCAATATCGTCCATCAAAGGATGATAGATTTACCTTTGTAGGATTGGCTTGGGAAAACGGTGCGGAAACCTCTTTACTGACAACCGCAAAAGCGGACAAAAACCACTATAAAGTGGTTGTTAGAAATTTAATACTTTTCCTAGGTAAAGAAGATCAGCCTTTGCATACAACACCAATTCAATATACTGCAAAAGGGGCGTTTGCTGCGTCTTTGTACGCAGAAACAAAAAACCTTTATGAAAAGGTAAGCAAAACTTATTTTACCAGACTTAAAATGGCTGATAAGTCTTGTTCAGGCGGATTGTTGTCACCTTTCGCTTTGGCTTTTGCCAAGATCGACTTCACAATTGGGTTTCAACGCAACGATGCAAATCAATCCCCGTTTTGCATACCGGCAGAAATAAAAATCCCCACAATAGAGAACGTTGGGACTTCAATAGAGTTTCACCGAAAAGCCGGAAATAGAAAAATTGTATTTAACGGCGTTGCATTAGAAAACGTCCTTTTATCTATGTCTTCTGACGCAGGTAAACTAATAACTCAGTGGTATTCTGAATACCAATCATTCTCCAAGCCACGGAAAGAGATTCCGCTTTTTGAAGGCTGTATTGAAGTTGCCCAGGTTTTGCAACCAAATGGCACAGGAGGAATCTTAGCACTTTCTCAAGAAGGTAAAAAGTTTTCAATCCCTGAAAACTTAGTTCACATTGCCATGGGTGGCAAGTGGGAAGTTACTGGCGCAGTTGATGGTGACATAGTCACCATCAAAACCGCAGAAATATTTGACGATGGTTATAGCCCTCGTCCTTCTGAAACTGCACCTGATGAATCATCAACTACTGATGATTACGGATTTTAATTAACCAATTAGCGATCGCACCACAACGTGATCGCTCTTCACACACATAACATTATGTCTAGCATAAATACTGGTATTGAGTGGACAGATAAAACCTGGAATCCTACCACAGGTTGTGACAAAGTTAGCCCAGGCTGCATACATTGTTACGCAGAAGCAATAACCAAAAGGTTTCCTAAAACCTTTAAAAACGGATTTGATTTAACGCTATATCCAGAAAGACTGAAAGAGCCTTCAAAATGGCATACTCCCAGTAGAATTTTTGTTAATAGCATGAGTGATCTTTTTCATAAAGAAGTACCTTTGGATTTCGTTCAAGCAGTATTTGACGTGATTCAAGACACGCCTCATCATGTCTACCAGATATTAACTAAAAGACCGGAACGATTAATTGAGTTAGCGCCACATTTAAAGTTTCATAAAAATATCTGGTTAGGTGTATCAGTAGAAAACCAAAGTTACGTTTCTCGTGTTGACCTGCTACGTCAAGTGCCAGCAAGTGTACGTTTTCTGTCTTGTGAACCATTATTAAGTTCATTAAAACTTGACCTGACAGATATTGATTGGGTCATCGTTGGTGGTGAATCTGGACCAAGTCACCGTCTGATGAAAATTGAGTGGGCTGAAGAAATTCGTGATCAATGTCAGCAAGCACAAGTAGCGTTTTTCTTTAAGCAAGTCGGTGGTAAAACTTCTAAATCTGGAGGTAATCTTTTAGGCGGGCATTTGTTACAGCAAATGCCCGCTGCTTGGGAACAACATCAAAGTATTTGGATGAAGCAGCCTAAACAAGTTGCTTTATTCAATTAATTCAAAAAGGTAGGTCGCCGGCAAGCAAAACCTACCCTTATCACGAAGAAAGTGACTATGAAAAAATATCAAATTGGATTGCTGTTAATAGCAATCTTAACAATTCTTAATATTGCCAGTCCCACACTGGCAGCCCGTGACGATCAAACGGGAGATTGTGTCAAACAAGGAAAATGTAAAGATTAAAACAATGGAAAAAATGAGTTTTGGCTGGTGGTATATGCGGTATGCTTTCACTTATGAACCGATGAAAGCATTCGGGGTGTGGGAAGACGAATACAAGCGTCAGTTCCCACAATACAGTAGATACTCCACATTGGAGATGGTAGATGTTTATGCCGACTGCTGCTGTCAGGGCTTAATGCCTAAAAACTTTTTAGCATCTATAATAGATGCAGTTACATATCCTTTGTTTAAGTTTAGGCGGACTTTCTACTTCTTCTTAATCCTTAAACACAAAATCAGCTACAAAATCAGTAAACTTTTTAACAAACAGAAGACAGAAATCGTTGAGATTGATGTTAGTAACTGGGAGTAAAATATTGCAATAAACGAAACCCGCTCTGTAGCGGGTTTTTTTATTGGCTACAGCTTGATGCTGCAATCAGTAAGCTTGCAGAAATCAAATGAAGAGCCAAACTCTAACTGCAAAAAAATATTATTTGCTAACTGAACACTAGTATAGACAAGGCTTGGGCTTCCTATAGCTCCAAAATAATATTCTATAGTTCTGTTAGGCGTAATAATATATTTTTGTTGATAGCCACTAGTCCATAAACTAGCAGATGGAGTTGTGGCTATACTTCCACTTTCGCCACTGTCGAACTGACTAGGCGTAATACCAGGGTCAGTAAATAAAAGCAGCCTAAAAGTACCGTTAGTCATGGTACAAGACCAAAAATTGTTGGTTGCAACTTGCCTTAATCCACATAAAAAAGCTATGGTAGATAAATTAGTATAACTTGCATATCCTGTGCTATAGCTAGGTACAGTAAAAGTTATTTCTACAGGAATATCACTATTAAACGTGACAGACGAAGTCGTGTAACTTGCCATTCTATCTGGAAGTCTAAGTCTAAACCTATTTCCATATCCATAATATTTAGTAAAAGTAAATGATGGGGCTGTAGGAGTCACAGAAGAAGTAGAGATAGTCACAGGGATATTATTGGTAGCATTGGAAAAACTTGTTGCTAATTTAATAGTGGTACTATTTACAACAATCACAAAATATTTCATATTCAAAGAAATACCGCGATCGCCTAAAAATTGTCCATCGCTTCTAAGGTCTGCCCAGATTAAGTTCCCTGTTGAAAAGTTGTGAGTAGTTCCCAGATTGATACTATTGTCACTGGTATTAAAAGCTGATATATTTGAAAATATAATTGGGTTAACTGGATTTGTGAAGCTTGGTGTAACACTTGAGCCGGGCATTTATACCTCCAAAAAAGATAAGCTAGTGGTAGTGTCAAAAACAAGATTGTTGACATAAGTAATATAAGGATTAATACTACCATTACTTGTGATAATTGTATTAATACTGTTTGTAATATCCCACGCAAGATTATTTTCCATAAGGACAGATTTAAACCCTATGTATGTAATACATAGCCAATAAGTATCTTGTCCAACAATGCCCTGATATCCAGTGTCAGTAAGTAGCTGCGGATCGTTTGAATATTGGGCTGCCCCAAAGTCTCTTTGAAGAGAAAATAAATTTTTTAAGCTAATGGATGCTCCGGTATTAGCAGGAATTGATATACTTGCAATTAGTTTTCCACCAGTAAACGCATCTATTCGTGATGTATTTATTTCTACTCCACTGAAAGCGATAGGAGTCCAAAGCACTGAATCGTCCGCAGGATTTTTGATTAAAGATAATGTTACCAGTGATTTAGTGTACGCTGTCACAAAAGACGGTAACAGTGTGTTACAATTCTGTAAATATTTTATATCCTGTCTTAAACGTATACCTAGTAAAACATAGCTTTTGCCAGGAATAGCGGATAGCTGCTTGTTTGTAGAAACTTCACTAGAAATACTATCGTCAACTGGTTCGCCTAAACTAGCTACTGATGTTCCATACCTAAATAAAAATTCAGTAGTTCCTGTAGCCGATGTATTAGTAATAGCAAAAGTAATAGGTAAAGCTACTTCATTGATAGCCGGATTTTGCGAACCGCCACTAATATTTGCAATGGAATGAATTAACACCCATTTACCTAATATGTATATCCAGAATCTAGCATGAAATCCGCATCCTGACCCAATCTCAATGCCAAACATAGCGATATTTGAAAAAGCATGAGAATATCTACTGTTCCCTGTACCATCCAGTTTATCGCCATTAAAATTTGACCGAGTAATTTCTTCTTCTGTAATTCCTGATTCAAAATTATACCTGCGAACTATAGAGAAATTATCGCCTTGACCGTCACTTTTGATTTGAAAAAAATATCCTGCAATTCCGTTGAACCATCCCCATTGTTTTTTGCCATTAATATTTAAAGATGTGGTCATTTTTACAGCAAAAGTCAAAAAGATGGGCGCTCCCATGCTAGGGGCAAATACTCTTTTGGAGTAAAGTAGCCCTTGCTGAAATCCTGACACAAGAGGAAAAGGAAGACACTGAATCCTAGCTGCGCTTTGACCAGCATCAAAATTAACACTTACTGTAGTTCCAGGGTAGGTAGCGCGGACATTAATTCTGCCAATCCAAATCACGGATTGAGTATTGATATTGCCAGTAGATGAATCAGCAGTAGCGAAACTCCATTGAGATTCTTCAAGATCATACCGAGATGTGCTACGGAAAAGCACTGTAGTTTTTATTCTCCGTCCCAACCCTAACAAATCCCGATTAATTTCAGAAGTTGCCAAAGGGATTATTTCATCTGTGTCTGATTGAAGCGGCTCTATCTTATAGCTGTTTATTGCGCTATTACTGGCAATCACAGTGCTATAGCTTTCGCTTTGAATTTTTATTCCCAGCTTAGAAGGTAAATCACCTATATCTTCTGGCAAATGAATACTTGTCATTGCTGCCCCCAGGTAAGTGAAGCAGAAACATTGACATTAAGATCGCTGGCAATCGTTCCAGTGGCAGGAGTTGTTAGTCCGCTTGCTACAGTATAAGTAAATTGAGTAGCATTAAGCACAGTAATTAATGCAGTTAAATTGTATCCGGTCGGTGTCGCTCCTGTGATTGTTACGTAGTCCCCAGTTTTATAGGGATGTCCTGTGTTAACGGTTGCTGTAGCTGTAGTTCCACTTGAAGTCAAGGTATTGATAGTGGCTGTGGGGATTAAATCTCTAGCCATAATATACAAAGTATCGCCAGGCGTTGTAGAGGTTGCTTGTGCCTCTCTGCCTATAAATTCGCGGTTATAAGCAAATATTTCTGTTAAGTCTATTGTTTGCCCATCATTAGATCCTGTGTAGAAAGTGCCACATATCTTTCCTGTATTGGCTGTGATAGTCCCTAAAGTTGTAGCTGTATTAATGGCACTTAAATCTCCTGCTATGGGTAAAGGAAAAGCATTACCTGTAACAGTAGGATTTTTTACTAAACTAAAGCTACATGGTGCGCTACTAGAAATACTTAAATTTAATGGATAGCCTCTAAGCTGATTAGGCGTGTTTACTGATAGTCCACTAGTAGTATTAATCGAACTTGCAATATATGGCTTTATCTGTAATGCAAGTATTGGTGTGCTATTGCTAGTCGTCAATGTCAGTAATCCACTACTTGCTGAGAATATTTCCATAGGCTTAGGATCACCAGCATCAATACTGAAACTAGTCCCAAATGTGGATAAAAAAGCACTACTGGATGGGGTATTAGTTCCTGATCTGTCAGAACGCCGATAAATTCTAAATGTCAACGGTTTATCAGGATTCTTTAAAGATGGGAATTGTAAGTTGCCCCCAATAGGAATAGAGTGCAGTCTTACCCATCGGGGAATACCAGGTTTAGGTGCTTTATCAAGTGGTACAAATGCCCAAAAATCAGCACCTGAAGCACCGTACCATGAATATCGCACACGAAACATAGTTAGATGCGACTGAGTAAGTGCTGTATCAAACAAACTCAACTTATGTCCAGTTGATGTGGGATTACCATTAACATCTATTGCCCCGGTGCTAGTGCCGTCCAGTCTGTTGCCATTGCAAGCAGTTGAGTAAGTGTAATTAGTAAGAGAGCTATTCCCAATCTCAATTATTTGTTCATAAGCGTTTGCCCCCATCAATTCTGTATGTCCAGCAAGGTAAGGGATTTGCGATCTAGAAAGCAGCCCTGCTGTTTCCCCTGATGAAGTTCGTCTAAAAACCAACAATTTGTCGCGCCAAACTCCATTATTTTGTTCATACAAAATCCTAAATCCATATCCATCGTCATTGTCATAGGGTCCAAATTCGATAACTACATTCTGATTAGCGTCCCCTCGACTACATTGGACACCATAGCTAGTATCCATGTTTCTACCAGCTTGGTAAGGAAAATTGATTTTGGATTGCAAGCTTGCGTAAGTATTAGAAAAATCAGCACCCCCAATAGCTAGTCTAGCGGAACTTTTTAAAGGATCAAATGTAATTCTACCTTGGCTATTGGTTGTAGGTATATTTTGTGCTGTGCTATTATCTACTTTGGTAGCCCAAATCTTACTATCAATCTCGTACCTACGCACACTAGCTAATAGTAGTTGAGGCGAACCATACCGAGGATTGCCTAATAAATCTTTATCCAATTCTCCTGTACCGCCAAAAGCATCAAATACAGCAATCGGACCCTGATCACCAGCAAAGGTGATTGAAAGCGATTGATCTGAAGGCTTAATCCCTGGCTCTAAAGGTACTGAGCGCCCAACAATAACATCTGCCATAACTAAACTCCATCACTCCAATGATCTATTAATTTGCACGTGCCTTGAAGCACACGGATAGTGTAACCGTTTGTCTGCCGACAAATCACATCATAACCATAGTCCCCTGATTCTAAAAATTGTGTGTCATTAGGTTCTATGGCTAAGTAGAAAGTATTGAAACTGTGGGTGGCAAACCAAGCGATCGCACCCACAGGAATACTATTTGAGAGAGATGCAACGGGTATAGAGGTGACACCGGGTAGTGTCGTTGTGCTAGTAGTGGCACTACCAATATATTGCCATCCATCACCAGTGCGTACAGCAAAATTCAAATTAGTTCCACTGGGTATACCCAATGTTGTAGCACTAACATTAAGTGCTATAGCACCAGTATTAGCAGTAGATAGCATGACAACAACCATCACACCAACTTGACAAGTTGAATTACCAGTGATAGCAACACTCAAAGGACTGATAGAAGCGGTAACGGTATTAGTAATTAAATCTGCTGTCAATGTAGCAACTTTAGCAGTACCGCTGTCATTAAATATCAACTGTGTACCTCTGGGAATATCTCTAGTAATATTCGCAACTGTCAAAGAAGTTGTGCCGATGGTTGCGGCACTACAGTTAATATTAATGATTGGTAAGTAAGGAACAGCGGTAAAACTGGCACTGGATAAAGACCTTACTAATAATCTACCTTCACCAATAGCCCTTGTGCTAGTCCCACTAACAAGAATTTGGGAATCAGAAATAGCTAATACTTTACTGCCAACAATACCAGATCCTTCTAGAGTTACTAAATCACCAATCCGTACATTTAGTGAGTTGAGAAAATCAGCTTTGTTTTCAGCATGTGGATATCGCTGAACAAGAATATTGTTACCAGAAGCACTAACTGTACCAGTAAAGTTATTTAAAAGATTATATCCAGGCGAGAGTCGCCTAATCTCAGCAAATATCAGCGCACCACGAAGGTCAAGATCATAATCAGCGATCGCCACTGAAAACTGTGCTGATTCCCCTTTTTTGAGATTTAAGTCTAAATTTCCAGTATCAAACTGCGGGCTTAATGTTGTCATAAAAACCTGTTAAAAATATTAATGGGAGCTAAATTAAAATTAGTTTCATCGTTTCCTGTTTTTTCTAATAAAAGTTTTTTTATATCTAAGCGTAATTGATTGTTGTCTAAAGTAAGTTCGTCTGTTTGTAATTGTAATTGATTGTTGTCTAAGCGTAATTGATTATTGTCTAATTGTAATTGATTATTGCTTGAAGTCAATTGCTCTGTTTGTAATTGTAACTGA